CCGCGAAAGCGGACCGCAACAAGGAAAGCCCTTGTAAGGGCCTGACTTGCTGTGAATGGATCAAAATTCCACCGCATCGAGTTGGGTTCTCCCAAAGCGAAGATTTGGTCTTCGTTGTAGACTAAGTGGTGGACTCGGCGCGTTACTTTTTCGCGAGAGTACTAGAGTTCTTTGGTGCTAACACCTCCATCCTCTAGAGTGTCGAACCTCCATCCCGACCTTGCTACGAAGCCAGGTCAAGTGTCGGTCTAAACTCTGAGTTTGGATAGGGATATTAGACTGGAGAAGTCTAGTATTTCCGAAATCCTTTGGGAGTCGAATCCTAAAGGGGGGTCCTCACTGAGAGTGATGATAAGTCACTTGAAGCCTGATTGGTAAAACCTACCAAAGCCTACCAAGGCTGGCTGCGGCCCCTTAACAGGGAAACCGAAGTTTAACAGGTTCGATTGATAATAACAGTTACAATCACATTTCAACCTCGCGAAATGCTTGGTCGAACATATGATCGACTGCTACGATCAGTTGAACAGGTTAATGCCATGCTCAAGGTAAAACTTGGGCGTCCATTAGTGAACACCGTACTTTGTATGGTGCCGCTGATGGGACGGAAGGTAAACTTATCAGTGGTTAAAGTGGTTATCACTTTTCTCTCTACCTGCCACCGACTACAGCGGAAGGGCGGAATGCGCTTTCTGGTAATCTACCTTAAAGCGTGTTCAACTCTTCTTCAGCAATCGATAGGTGGACAGAGACTCAGTAATATGAGCCCTCTTGGATGTCGGCTCCGGCGAACAAAAGGGGGTGGACTCCCTCGGTGTATTCCTATGCTCCACCGTATCGCGATTGGTAGGGGATCGGTTTTCCATATAAAACTGTGGGCGACCTTCTTCGGGTTATACCGAATTTTGGCTTGCCCATGGTTCGTAAAGTTAAACACGATCACGGACCCTTCGAAATACGAGACGGACCTGATGCCAGAGTTTAGCAACTTTTGCGTCAACTCCTTTTGGGTAGCTATTAAGGTGAACTTCCCTGTAATAGGGGGAATCACTGAGATCTCTACTCAAACTGACTTCGGTCCGTTGGAGTTTATGAAAACACTTAGGGCGGTTCCTTTCCTGATTTCAAAGTCTGGTCCTCAGATTACAGCTGGTAATGCCCCGGGTGGGGTATTATCAACTTCTCCTCTAGGGATCGCTGCGGCAGCGGCCGTGTGGTCTAGGTCCTCTCTTTATCCATGCTTAGATGCGTGGTGTAAGATGACTGACAATCACTGGCTACTTAACCGTATCGATCTCTGGAAAGAGGCGAGCCTTGACTGGGAAGTGGGTATTGGGATTTCGCCCAATTCCCCAACTGCCCCTTTCGAGCCATTGGAACAACTCGGTAAACTGGGGTTCAAACAAGAACCTGCAGGGAAGGTCCGCGTGTTTGCCATGGTGGATCCGTTGACTCAATGGTTGTTATCTCCTCTTCACGAGGCGATATTCAAACTATTGAAGCGGATCCCACAAGATGGTACTTTCGATCAACTTAGACCTATTGAGCGCTTAAATAAGACCTTTATCGGTCCGCTTTACTCGTTCGATCTGTCTTCGGCGACTGATCGTATCCCGCTTGTGTTCCAGAAGATTCTCTTATCCCCCATCTTAACCAGTTGGGGGGCAGAGACTTGGGGGAACCTATTGGTTGGTCGGGAGTATATCTGCGGTAAGTCCATCAAATTCAAGGGACAGCCTAAACAGCTGCTCTCTGAAACAGGTGGCGTGCATTATGCTGCCGGTCAACCGATGGGAGCCCTGTCTTCCTGGGCCATGCTTGCACTAATCCATCATTCAATAGTTCAATGGGCCGCTGTTCGGGCGGGGGTGATTCCCATTGGTTCTTGGTATTCTTATTACGCCATCTTAGGAGATGACGTAGTAATAGGAGGTACCAACGTAGCTAAGGAATATCGCGAGCTCATGCGTCGACTAGACGTAGGAGTTGGCGATCATAAATCCCTTATCTCCCGTGCAGGACGAGCGCTGGAGTTTGCGAAACGAACTTTCTACAAAGGAAAGGACGTCTCAATGATTCCATTCGCAGAGTTTATCGTATGCCGTCAGAATCTGATGGCGTGCCTTGAACTCTGTCGAAAGTACTCATTATCTCTCGGCGGACTACTGTCTGCTTTAGGTTTTGGGTACAAGTCTAAGGGTCGCGTTTCTTCAAGATTAACAACCTTGTCGAAACGGCTCCAGAACTACGTTGTTGCCTATTATGGTCCTAGTGGCCCTGGTTTCGTTGATCTTAAGACATGGATGACGATGAAGTCATTATCATCGATCTTTCGATCTGCGGATACCAGGGTTCACGAACTCTGTACACGGGTTCTTGAACTCGAGAAATCGAGGATTCTTGAACGGTTAGCTTCTATGCAAGGTTTAGTAGACCTTGCCAAGTCGCTGGCAACCGTGTATCGTGATCGTGAACACTATGGCACCATCAAGAGAGACGGAGACCAATCGAAGAATCAAGGCGTTCAACGGTTGACAATTGCCAACCCGGACAACTACCCTTGGTACAACGATGATCTCGGTTTGATTCGACAACAATCGGTAACGGTGAGTACATCCACTACAGGTAACGTGCCGTCGGCATGTGAAATTATAGTGACAACCTCGCTACAACCTACTGAAGGAACACTTGTGAAGATGTGGAGAGATCATTTGCGCTTAACCGTTCAGCCTGAATGGATAAGTACATATGACACTCAATACGAATTCGACAAATGGGCCGGATGTATGTTGCGCGCAGGAAGACTCGATGGTCTAGATCTGAGCGATGCCAAGGAAACTGTCGTGGAAACAACGGTTTACCTAGCACCACCAGCTCCGGAAGTCGAGATTGTACAGGAGCGACCGATTGAAATCTTACCAGATCGGGGTCTATTCCTTCCACGGCAGACGGGAACCCATCTAGGGATGTCACATGACACGCCAAGGCATGTTATTGACTCCATAAATGAGACCGTTTACCGGGAGGCTTTCCTTGATGTGGCTATAGAACACCGGGACCTGCTTACTAAAATGAATGAACTCTCCGTGACCGACCTAAGCTGGGTCGGTTTGGAGGAACTTTGGGCTAGTCTCGATGCAATCGAGACGAAACTTGGGGTTCTTCCGCTTCCCAAATCACTCTCAGTCCGGCTACGAGTGAAAGCTCGACCCGGATTGGGCAATGATGTAAGAAGATGGAGAGCTTATTCAGGAATCTTTAGAGCTACGGTGTAAGCCGTAGCATCCTGTCTCTTGAGATCGGCCCTGAAGGGCGATCCGAATCCAGGGTTTGAGTACTTTATACAAACTCTGTAGCTACCTCGAAAGGTAGGTGAAATGCATCACTAAGATGCTGGCTTAGGATACAGCGACTCCTGAAAGGGAGCGTGTAGAAAGCCTGCAACTCGCCGGATTACTGGCCTATTTCTAGCTCCAATAAAATGGATCAGCTAGGTAGGACAAGTACCGGAGGGGCCGGACGCCGAACTGTCGTAAGAGAAAGTCTCAAGACAG